ACTTTGGTACTGCAGCATCTAAAGCAATCGCTTATAACGCTGATACCATTTCAGAAAACATAACAACAACAGCTGGCAATAACTGTCTCTCAGTAAGCCCAATAACCATATCTTCTGGGTTCTCAGTTACGATTGCATCTGGACAAAGGTGGTTAATCCTATGAGTATTATTCTTCAATCAAGTGGCGGTGGTTCAGTAACAATAGCAGAGCCAACAACTGCTAGTAACTTTACGCAGACATTACCTGCTGCTACTGGTACTGTAGCTTTGACAAGTAATGTTGGTTTAAGTTTAAATTTACTCAACACAACTTCTTTTTCTGCGGCATCTTCTGTAACTGTTGATAGTGTATTTTCTTCAACCTACACAAATTATTTAATTATTGTTAATGAAACTGCTATATCAGGGAACTTTGATACCACATTACAATTTAGAACTGGCGGCTCAACTAATTCAACTTCAAATTACAATTTTTTTGGTGCTTATTTTGATGGTTCAACTAATGCGTTTTCAAGTACAAGTGCATCATCTATGAATGTAGGTAATTCTATTTCAAGACCAAATACTTACTATATTTGGGTATCACAACCATTTCAATCAGTTAATACTCAAGTGGAATCAAAATCTGTTGGTGGTACTAGATATAGAATTACAGGCGGTGACTTTGCAACAACTACTTCTTTTGATGGCTTTGTTTTAACTTGTTCATCTAATAACCATACTGGTTCACTTAAAGTTTACGGATTAAGTTAATTATGACAATTTACATAAATGTTAATGGTGTTGATATGGAAGCTACTGGTTCTCAATTAGAAGAACTGTTAGCTACGCAATCTGCCGCACAATCCAATATAGTTGAACAAGAAGCTAAAATACAAATTAAACAATCAGCAGTATCTAAACTAACTGCGCTTGGTTTAACTGAAGATGAAGTTAAAGCATTGTTGGGAGTTGCACAATGAGCCAGTTACAAGTAAACCGAATAAACGATGCAAGCGGTGGAGTTCTAGCACCCATTAGTTCAGTCATGCGGAATCGCATCATAAACGGTGCGATGGTTATGAGTCAGAGGAACGGTACATCTGCGGTAACTATTGATGGCGGTGCATCTTATACTTTAGATAGATACCTTTGCCAAGACAATACCGATGGTTCATATACTGTTGCACAATCATCTGTCGCACCTGCTGGGTTTACTAATTCTTTGTTGGTTACGATTACAGGTACAGATAGTTCATTAACAACTACACAGTTTGGTCGTATTGTTCAGCGTATTGAAGGATTTAATGTTGCGGACTTAGGCTGGGGAACTGCTAATGCAAAGACTGTTACGCTATCCTTTTGGGTTCGTTCAAGCGTTACTGGTACATTTTCAGGCGCATTGTTAAACAACGATGGCAATAGAATCTATACGTTTACTTACACCATTAATGCCGCTAACACTTGGGAATACGAAACCATTACGATTGCTGGTGATACAACAGGCACTTGGACAACAAACAATACAACAGGTATAGAGTTAAATTTAAGTATTGGTGCTGGCCCTGACAGAACTGTTGCCGCTGGTTCTTGGGGTACATCACTAGCTTATGCCGCAACAGGGCAGACTAACTTGTTTGCTACAAACGGTGCTACCTTCTACATTACTGGAGTTCAGCTAGAGGTAGGCACACAAGCTACTTCATTTGAATACAGACAATATGGTACTGAGTTGGCTTTATGTGAACGCTATTTTGCTAAATTTTCAGGAACAACTTCAGTATCTTTGTATACAAATTTTGCAGTCGGTTTTGGCACAAGCTCTACTTTGGTAGCTGGTCAATTATGGCTTCCAGTAGATATGCGGGCTTTGCCAACACTTACTTATTCTGGTTCGTTAAGATGTGCTGATGAATCAACCAACCCTGCTATTTCAAATTTAATTTTAAATACTCAAAACACATCTACAAAATCTGTTCAATTGTTAGCGACATCAACAGGAATAACACAATTTCGCCCTTATTTTATTGGCGGCTCTAATAGTGCAACAGCCAACGTATCGTTTTCTGCGGAGTTATAAATGTATAAATTAATAAACAAAAACAATGAATTAATTTCAGTTGTGCGTTTGTCAGACAATGCTTCTATTCCTCTTGACCCAGCCAATACAGACTACGCTAACTTCAAAAAAGACCTTGCTGACGGTGCTGAACTTCAAGATGCAGAAGGTAATGCAATAGACGGTATAGCTTATTTAGAGGAACTTGTATAATGCCTGTAATCATCAACGGAGACACTGGTATTGATAAGATAGCTGCGGGTGCTATCGAAAAATCTGACTTACCAACTGGTTCAGTTTTGCAAGTGGTTAATGTTGTTTACGCAACTTTAGCTAGTTCTACAACTTCAACTTATGTTGATACTGGATTGTCAGCAAGCATTACTCCTAGTAGTTCTTCTAGCAAAATTTTAATTTTAGTTGACCAAGGAGGATGTGGAAAACAAACTAATAATACTAGAATAAAATTGCAACTATTGCGTGGTGCTTCATCTATTCAAGTAATAGATGTGGGAATTGGTGCTTTTACTAATAATACAGCAACAAATTTTGTTGGTAGTATTTCAATAGCATATTTAGATTCTCCAGCAACAACTTCTTCTACAACTTACAAAACTCAATTTGCAAGTTTTGCCAATAATGAAGGTGTTTATGTTCAAACTGATGGCACGGCTTCCTCAATTACTCTTATGGAGATTGCGGCATGATTGATTTTATAAACGCTATTTATAAACTAAACCCATCTGTAGTTACTATTCGTGGCGATGTTGCTTACGATGCAGACAGTAATGAAGTCGCATATGATAAAGCCGCAGTTCAGGCTTATGTAGATGCTCATGCTTATATTGCTAAAAGAGCCGCAGAATACCCTGCTATTACCGATTACATTGATGGTGTAGTAAAGGGTGACCAAGCACAGATTGATAAATACATCGCTGATTGCTTAGCGGTTAAAGCTAAATATCCTAAAGGCGAAGTATGACAGACATAGACCCAGTAGAGTATGGTAAGTTAGTTAACTCCGTAGAGAACTTAGAGCGTAAAGTAGATGCTTTGGAAGTAGACATCAAGAAATTAGTGGCTATGGCAGAGCGTAGTAAAGGTTCTCTGTGGGCATTGATGGGTGTTGCTTCAGTTGCTGGTGCGTTCATCAGTTATATTTCAGAGATGGTATTTAGGAAATGAGAGAACTCACAGTAGGTAAAAACCTCACAGCTGGTTCATCTAATACAGTGTATACCATCCCTAAAGGATGTAAAGGTATTGCTACATTATTAATGCTATCCAATGCTGGTGGTAACTCTAAATCAGTTACTGCTGTCTGGCACGACAAGTCTGAGAATACTAATGTAACTATTTTAGGAGGACATTCTGTTAGTGCAGGTAGCTATGTAATGTTTGATCAAGGTCGTATGGTAATGGATGAGTTTGATGAACTACGAGTTACTCCAGAAGCAGGTTCTACATTCTCAGTTATCTTTACTGTAGAGCTTGTACAATCCACAGCCTATCAGAACGGAGCGTAATCATGCCATTGAAATCAGGTACATCACAGAAGACTATCTCTACTAACATCCGTAAAGAGATGAAGGCAGGTAAGCCACAGAAACAAGCAATTGCAATAGCATTAAGTAAAGCAGGAAAATCTAAACCACAACCAAAGAAAAGGAAGTAATCATGCCAATGGTCAAAGACAAGAAGTTCCCTTATACAGCTAAGGGTAAGAAAGAAGCTAAGTCGTATGCTCAGAAGACAGGAGCTAAGATGACTACTCCTAAAGCTAAACCAGCTAAGAAGATGGGTATGAGTCGTGGCTACTAAACCTGGATTGTATGCCAACATCGCTGCCAAGAAAGCTCGTATCAAGGCTGGCTCTGGTGAGAAGATGCGTAAGGTAGGTAGCAAAGGTGCTCCTTCGGCTAAAGACTTTAAGGATGCTGCTAAGACAGCAAAGAAGAAATAATGCCTAAGAAAGCGTTCCAAAACCCTGAAGGTGGACTCAATCAGAAGGGCAGAGACTACTACAACAAGAAGACTGGATCTAATCTTAAGCCTCCTGTGTCTGCTGCAGAGGCTAAGAAGTCCCCTAAAGCTGCTGGTCGTCGTAAGTCCTTCTGTGCTCGTATGAGTGGTGTTAAAGGGGCTATGAAGGATGAAAAGGGTAGACCAACTCGTAAGGCTTTAGCACTTAAGAAGTGGGACTGCTAGAAATAATGCTTGACTTTTATATAAAATTGTGATATAATATAGGTTACTATGAACTACATCCAGCTGGTAAATTCTGTACTGCGAAGACTACGGGAAACTGAGGTTTCATCCGTAGCAGATAACGCTTACTCTAAGCTTATCGGTGAGTTCGTTAATGATGCTAAGCGTCAGGTAGAAGATGCCTATGCTTGGAATGCCTTATCAGAAACACTTACTGCCTCTACTGCTACAGACATCTTTAACTATGTTCTTGTTGGTTCTGGACAACGGTTTAGGGTTATTGATGTCCTAAACGATACTAGTAATACTATCGTTCAGAATGCTACTACTCGTTGGATGAACGATCAGTTCCTCTTAACTTCAGTACAGAAGGGTTCTCCTGCGTACTACAACTTCAACGGTACAAACTCCAACGGTGACACACAGGTAGACTTATTCCCTATTCCTAATGGGGTTTATCAGATTCGTTTCAACGTAATAAAACCACAAGTAGCTTTGTCTGCTGATTCTGATACTTTATTAGTTCCTTCTGAGCCTGTTATCTTTAATGCTGCTGCAAGGGCTATCGCAGAGCGTGGTGAAGATGGTGGTATCTTAGCAGGTGAAATGGCATTCATTTATAACCAGTCCTTAGCTGATGCTATCGCTATCGAGTCTGGTCGTTATATCGAAGAATCTGCTTGGATGGCTACTTAATGGCTGAAGCTCTATCAACTGGCTCGATTGCAGCCCCTGGCTTCTCAGGGTTAAACACCCAAGATAGTTCTATTCAGTTAGACAGTGGGTTTGCACTAGAGGCTAATAACTGCGTAATCGATCGCTACGGTCGTATCGGTGCTCGTAAGGGGTGGACTAAGGTCAACACCACTGCAGCGTCTACAGGCTCGTTTAGAGCTGTCTATGAGCTTATTAAGGATGATGGTACTGTAGTTATCTCTGCAGCCAACAACAAGATATACACTGGAACTACTACCTTAACAGAGGCAGTGGTTCGTAATGGTACTGATACAGGTAACTTAACCTATGCTATCAGTGATGATAACTGGCAGATCAGTGGAATGCCTTATGACACAGGAGCTACTCCTTCTGGTCATGCTATCTTGGTTCAAGAAGGACAACCTACTTTATTATATCATAAGCTCGGTGCTACTGCTCATGCTCATACTGGTTCTTATGGTTTCCAGCGTCTAGGTGATGTAGCTACTAATCTACCTGTAGGAAAGACTGTAACTAACTTTACTCCTAATTGTGTCATGACTGCCTTTGGTCGTGTGTGGGTTGCTGACATGCAGGATGATAGACAGACTGTATACTTCAGTGATTTACTAAACCCTGCTGAATGGAAGACTGGTACATCAGGATATCTGAATATTAGTGAAGTAGTTCCTAACAATGATCCTATCGTAGCTATTACAGACCATAACGGCTTCTTGATTATCTTCTGTACTAAACACATTATTGTCTATAGTAACCCAGTAGATCCATCAACGATGAAGCTGGAAGACATCATTGTAGGTGTTGGTTGTATCGCTAGAGACTCTGTAGCTTCTATTGGCACAGACTTGTTGTTCTTGTCTTCTACTGGTATTCAATCTTTACAGCGTGTGATTCAAGAGAAGTCATTGCCATTCAGGGATGTCTCTAAGAATGTACGAGATGAACTTTTAACATTAGTAGCATCAGAGACAGCTAAGAACATCAAGGCTACTTACTTTCCTACAGATGCTTTCTACTTATTGTCTTTACCTAGTTCAGGATTTACCTATTGCTTTGACACTAGAGGTGTACTGCAGAATGGTGCAGCTAGAACCACTATTTGGAAACAGATTAACCCTACAGCATTTTGTGTAACACAATCTAGGGACTTGTTGATTGGTAAGGCAGGATACATAGGTAAGTATAATACTTATGAAGATGACGGTGCTAAGTATCGTATGACATACTTCACCAACTACTTTGACTTTGGTTCTGCTACTACGAATAAGATTCTAAAGCGTATCAATGTAACAGCTATTGGTGGATCTAA